CAATATAAAGTTATAAATAAAACAGTAAACAACTTTTGACATTAACAGGAGAAAAAGTATGGCATTTCAAGTATCACCAGGCGTACAGGTTAAAGAGATTGACCTTACAAATGTTGTGCCTGCGGTATCCAGTACAACTGGAGCAATAGCGGGTTCATTCCAATGGGGCCCTGTTGATGAGGTAGTAACAATTTCAGACCAAAAAGGGTTAGTTGAGAATTTTCATGAACCAGCTAACAATGACGGTGGAGCAGAAGATTATTATTCCGCTGAAGGATTCCTTAGATATGGGTCTTCTTTGAGGGTAGTAAGAATCAACTCAACAGGATTGTATAGTGCTAATTCAGCTGGTCATGCAACATCATTAATAAAAAATAATGACGAATACGTAGAAACTTATAGAGACGGTTCTCAAGCCGCTACTGTAGGTAATTGGGTATCTCGTTATCCAGGCCTTCTAGGTAACTCTCTAAAAGTTTCACTTTGTTCTACAGCAGATGCTTACTACAAAGACAATGCTGGTACAACAGCAGGAAACAATGCGTTTGGAGCGACTGCAGTAACGACTGTCGCAAACGCATCAACGTTATTTAAAGAAAGGGATATTATATCCTTTGACAATCATAACCAAGATTATAGAATTACCAGTATATCAGGTACAACTTTAAACATTGTTGCAATAGGACAACCTTCAGGAACAGGATTAACATCCGCTGTTGACGGTTCTGGCACTGCAGTAAATATTAATAGAAAGTGGGAATTCCACGGTAACTTTGACAAAGCGCCAGGAACTTCACCAAGTGCAGCTCAGAAAGGTGCTTCACTTGACGAATGTCACGTAGTCGTAAGTGACGAAGACGGTGTATGGACTGGAACCCCAAATTCAGTTCTAGAAACATACGCATTCGTATCACTTGCAAGTGACGCTAAAGACGCTCAAGGTGCTTCTAACTACTACAGAGATGTAATTGCCAATAAATCAGAATATGTATATTGGGCAGGTCATTTCAGTGGTGAAGATGGTGTAGTTACAACTACTCCAGCGGTTACTGCTATTTACAGTACAGCAACTTCAGCAAGTGGAACATTTACTTTAGAACTTACAGATGGAACTACAACAGTTTCCGTTGCTAGTGCGTCTTACAGTGATGTTGGTTCACAGGTTTCCGCTATTCAAGGTGCAACAGGGTATTCTAGTTTGCTTTACACTGTTACTAATGATGGTACAAACCTTATTTTAACTTATAAGGCTGCTGGTGCGGTTTCACCTAATCCTACATTCACTAAAGGTGGTGCAGCTGTAGCAGTAAATGCAACCACAGCTGGTGTCAATTCAATATCAACAACTTCTGCTCCAGCGGGTACACATGATAGTGCCGCTGAACACAGAACTCTTGCACAATCAATTGCAGACCCATTTGGTGTCTTAACTCTACCTCTTAACGCTTCGTTACTTGGTGGTAAAGACGGTTTCCATCCAACAGCAGGACAGAAGTACGGTGCATGGCAAGACCATTTTGCAGACGCAGAAACAGTAGATATCTCATTCCTAATTGTTGGTTCAACAAGAACTAGTGATGTATCGGGTAATGAACAGGATATCGCACTCGACTGGACAACTCTTGCTAATCAAGCAATCTTGATTACCGAAGCTAGAAAAGATTGTATGGCAATTATGTCACCACGAAAATCTGATGTAGTTGACGTTTCAAGTGAATCCACACAAGCATCTAATGTAATAACAACCGCTAACAGTGCATCAAGTTCTTCTTATGCAGTAATAGACAGTGGTTGGTTATACATCTACGACAGATACAACGACAGATACTGTTGGGTTCCAGGCAATGGACACACTGCTGGTATCATGGCAAGGTCTGACCTATTACGTGACCCATGGTTCTCACCTGCTGGTTTCTCAAGAGGTCAATACCTAGGTGTAACTAAACTTGCGTTTAACCCTTCACAATCAAGTAGAGATGACTTGTATCGTGCAAGAGTTAACCCAATTGTTACATTCCCAGGCCAAGGAACAGTATTATTTGGTGACAAAACTATGTTAACATCACCTTCTGCATTCGATAGAATCAATGTAAGAAGATTGTTCATAGTTCTAGAGAAAGCAATCGCAACTGCCGCTAAAGCACAACTCTTTGAATTCAACGATGCATTCACAAGAGCACAATTTAGAGCTGCTGTAGAACCTTTCTTAAGAGATGTTAAAAATAGAAGAGGTCTAATCGACTTTACTGTCCTATGTGACGAAACAAACAATACTGATACGGTTATCGATAGAAACGAATTTGTATGTTCTATCTTTGTTAAACCGAACAGGTCTATTAACTTTATTACTCTGAACTTTGTTGCTGCTAGAAGTGGTGTCGAGTTTAGTGAAATATACGGTGCAGTTTAAGGGAGAAATAAATGGCAACTATAGATGAATTTAAAGCGCAATTAATCGCTGGTGGCCCAAGGGCTAATAGGTTTAGAGTCTTCATACCACGTGCTGGTAATAAGATTGAATTCCTATGTCAAGCTGCTCAGATTCCCGCTATGACTGTCGGACAGGTTACAGTTCCGTTCCGAGGAATGAACTTGAAACTTGCTGGTGACAGAACATTTGAACCATGGGCAGTTACAGTAATCAACGATGTTGAGTTCTCTGTAAGAAATGCTATGGAACAATGGCAGTTGGATATCAGTCAGTTAGACTCAGGAATCGGTGCTACGAATAACGATTACTTGTTATCACGTGCATTCGTTGAACAACTTAACAAAGATGACACTGTCCTAGCGAGATACGAATTTTTTAACATGTTCCCTCAGTCAATTGGTGCCATAGAACTTAATATGGGTACTGCAGACGAAGTTGAAACATTTGAAATTTCATTCGACTATTCTCACTGGGAAAGAGTCATTTAACTCACAGTGAATTGCAACCCTTTTAGGGTGGTATAAATATTAGTATGGAAATATTTGGGTTTGAAATTACTCGTAAACAAGACGAGTTAAGAGCGATAGAGGTGTCTACGGCACCTTCTTTCGTGCCGCCTGTTGAGGATGATGGGACTCCTGTCATCCAACAACAACCTGGCGGTTTTATCAGTGGTGGAGCATATGGTTCCTACATTGATATGGAAGGTGGTATCAAAAATGAGATAGGTCTCATTACTAGATACCGTGAAATATCTTTGATTCCTGAGTGCGACTCAGCGATTGAAGACATAGTTAATGAGTGTATCACATCGGATTCGCAAGATAAGATTGTTTCACTCGATATGGGAGACGTTAAACTCTCCGATAGTATCAAAACAAAGATACACGCCGAGTTCAATCACATTCTTGCTTTAATGAAGTTCAATCAGAACTCTCATGAAATTTTCCGAAAATGGTACGTAGATGGAAGAATATACTTTCATAAAGTCGTTGATTCGTCAAGACCAAAAGCTGGTATTGTGGATTTACGAGGAATCGACCCCTTAAAGATTAAGAAAGTTCGCAACGTAATTAAATCTAAAGATGCTAAAGCAGGGGTTGATGTAATTAAAAAAGTTGAAGAGTTTTATGCCTTCAACGATAAAGGTTTCGATAAATCTTCCGCCAACGATGGAACAACGGTTAAGATTGCACCCGAAGCAGTATCATATACTACTTCAGGGCTGTTAGATTACACTAAGAATGTTGTAATCGGATATTTACATAAAGCATTGAAGACTGCAAATCAGTTATCGATGATGGAAGACGCATTGGTTATCTATAGGATATCACGTGCACCCGAAAGAAGAATTTTCTACATTGACGTAGGTAACCTTCCGAAGGCAAAAGCAGAACAGTATCTTGCTGAAACAATGAATAAGTATAGAAATAAACTTGTTTATAATGCAGATACAGGGGAAATCAAAGACGATAGAAAACATCAAAGTATGATGGAAGATTTTTGGTTACCTAGACGAGAGGGTGGACGAGGAACAGAGATATCAACTCTTCCAGGCGGACAAAACCTTTCGGAGATAGAAGACATTGAATACTTTAAGTCGAAGTTATATAAAAGTTTAAGTATTCCTGCTTCAAGAATGGAGTCAGATAACGGTTTTAATTTAGGACGGTCATCTGAAATCCAAAGAGATGAACTTAAGTTTAATAAGTTCACTAACAGACTTCAGAAGAAGTTTAGCAGAGTATTTGTTGATGTTTTAAGAACTCAATTGATACTCAAAGAAATTGTAACGCAACAAGAATTTGATAGTTTAATACGAGATTTTGTTCAATTTGATTATGCGAGTGACAATCACTTTGCAGAGTTAAAGGACGCAGAAATAATGCGTGAAAGACTTGAGACTCTTGGAACAGTTGATGAATATGTTGGAAAGTATTACTCACAAGCTTACGTTAGAAAGAATATTCTAATGATGAGTGAGGAAGAAATCAAACTAATGGATAAACAAATTGCTGATGAGGGTGACTCCGAAGACGGTGATGATAGTGAGGAATTTTAATAAATGAGTATATCAAGAAAAATTGTAGACGAAATTGAAGCAGGTAAATTGCAAGATGCTAAGTCATCTATCTTTGATGGTATCAAAGAAAAAGCTGCTCAGTCTGTAGATATGAAGCGTGTTGAAGCACAAGTCGATTGGATGAATAACGAACCTGAGACAACAGAGGAAGAGTAATTGAAATCATTTGCATCAATATCAATGGAACTTAATGAAGCTAAGAAGTTTAAACTTCCTAGTGGACATAAAGAACTTAAGATAGACAATATAAAGGCAGGTGGAAAAAACTACGTCATTACTTATGCCCAAAAGGGTAGAGAAGTATTCGCCTTTGTCAATGCAAACGAAACTGGGCCTTACAGTAACTTGAAAGACGCAGAGAAATCTGTAAAGGAACTAGCCAAACTTTTCAAACAGATGAATTTTGAAGGGGTAACAGAAGAGGAAATTTTCAATGAAATTAATTTCAGAGTATAACGAAGCAAGACCATTAATAGAAGCAAAAGATAACGGTAAAAAAGATTATTTTATCGAAGGTATCTTTATGCAGTCCGAAATCAAAAATAGAAACGGACGAGTTTATCCCAAAGAAATAATGGCAAAAGAGGTCAAACGTTACTGTAAAGAGTTTGTTGACCAACAAAGAGCATTCGGTGAGTTAGGTCATCCCGAAGGGCCAACTATTAATTTAGATAAAGTATCCCACATGATAACAGAGTTGTACGAAGATGGTAACAACTATGTGGGTAAAGCAAAGATTTTAAGCACCCCCAACGGTCAAATTGTGAAAAATTTAATTGATGATGGAGCTAAACTAGGTGTGTCGAGTAGAGGATTAGGTTCTTTAGAACAAAAGTCCGATGCTCAATACGTTAAAGGTGACTTTCAACTAGCAACTGCTGGTGATATCGTTGCAGACCCATCTGCCCCCGAAGCTTTCGTAGAAGGTATTATGGAAGGTGTAGAATGGATTATGGACAACGGTGTACTAACACCAGTCAAGATGGATGGTATGAGAGACGCATTAAGAAGCGCTAAAACCGCAAAACTTGAAGAAACTAAAATTAATTTATGGAAAGAGTTCGTTAAGAACTTATAACATATAAATAAAAAAGTAAACTCAAACAGGAGAAAAATATGGCAGAGTTAGATACAAACCAAGAAACAGTCTTAGAAGCAGGTCAGCCTGACGCTAAAGCTGAGAAAGGTGACAAAAACCCGCCTAAGCAAGGTTCCAGTGA